AAGCCGCCGGTTAACCTACGGCTCCAAGTGAGCGAGGAGTGACAGAATATGTGGACTGATAGCCCGGCCGGCCTGCTGATAAACCCCCTGCTCGGCAGTAGCGCCGCCGGTAATGTCAGGATGGTCCCCGACCCCGTCGCCGGCGGAGTTGCCGGAGTAAGCCCCTGGAACGGGCAGAAGGCGAATACCGTAGTCGTCATTGGCGATTCAATAGCCAGTGCGTTTTACAACACAAGCGGGCATTCTGTTGCGTGGTCTGACCTGGGGTTTGTGTCGTGGGCGCAGGCGCTATCAAGTCACCGACTTCAAGTGCGAAATCCAGCAGCGGCAACAGGCGGGACTACCACTACGGATTGGGTATCTTCTACATATGACGTAGAGAAGACCGTAATTCCCTATTCGCCCGGTTGGTGCATTGTTTGTCTTGGCATAAACGACATCAGTTCAGATGTCCCAGTGGCGACGACGATAGCGAATTTTAAGATTATCTTCGGCAAGCTCCTCGCGGCAGGTATCAAGGTAATTGCCAACACCATCACCCCCTACGGCGCGGCATACACCATTATCGGGGACGCGATCACGCTGAAAAACCCGCGCATGAACCAAGTCAATCAGTGGATGGCTCAGTACGCCTCCGTGACGACAGGTTTTTACTTGGTTGATGCGTACTCGATCATTGTCGATCCGACAAGCACATCAGGTTATTCAGTAGCTGCGAACCAGAGGGACGGATTGCACCCGTCACAACAGGGGGCCAGAGCGATAGGCGCTGCCGTAGCATCGGTTATCAACAAGTACGCCGTTGATACGCAGTACCACACTTCAGGCTATTCAGACGGTTTCGACTATTCCGCTTCAGCATTTAACCGGATGTCGAATTCTCTATTTCAGGGAGCAGGCGGAACAACGTCCCCTGGTGCCGGAACCACTATTACGGCAACACAAATTGCCACATCATGGACAGTGGCGTCAACGGCGGGCGGCACGTCTACCACAGTTTGCACAACCGAAGCGCGAACCCTTCTGGCTGACGGTGATACGATTGGCAACAATCAGAAATTGGTTATTACGCTGACCAATTCAACGGATATTATTTATTTAAGGTCGGGCAGCTTGGGCGCCCGGTTTTCTGCCGGCGATGAAGTATACGGTGAAATGTATGTGCGTATTTCGGGGGCTTCTGCGGTCAAAGGATATAGATGTTCGATTACAACGACTGCAAGTGCAATAACATACACAGGAACCGACTTGTCAACGACGTTTAACACGTTCGATCAATCCGATGGGGTTTTCCTTTTGCAAACACCACACATCATCGTTCCATCGGGCGCGCTATCGGCAACGATATTCGATTTCGAGATAGCGTTTTCTGGCGCGGGGGGCGCGACGGTGTACGTAGGGCGAGCCGCGTGGCGTAAAGTCGTTCCGTAACTTTAGCGTGATTGCATGACAGGTATTTGCCTACCCAAAAGATGAACATAGTTATGGGAACACGCTCCTAATGAAAAAGAAGACGCCCGTTGATGTGGTCCAAGGCTGGCTTGACGAGATCAAGGACGCCAAGAAGCGCGAAGACGATTTCCGTAAAGACGGCGAGCGCGTCCTGAAGATTTACGGTGCCGAAAAGAACGATTCGACGCCGTTTAATATCCTGTTCAGTAACACCGAAACGCTCCTCCCCGCCCTGTACTCCGCCGTGCCGCGCCCCGTGGTGAATCGGCGCTTCAAGGACGAAGACCCGACGGGCAAGGCCAGCGCCACCGCCGGCCAGCGCGCCCTGGAGTTCCTGCTCGATACCAACGTCGACGGGTATGAGACGTTTGACGAGGCGATGAACCACTGCGTACTCGACGCACTCCTCCCCGGTCGTGGCGTGGCCACCGTGAAGTACGACGCGAAGGTCGAAGGCCCCGAAGGACAGGAACGTAAAACGTGGGAAATCGTCTGCTGCGAAACGCGCTCATGGAACCGCGTCTATTTCGGGTACGCCCGGAAATGGTCGAAGGTCCCGTGGATTGCCTACGAGGAGTACATCGACCGACCCGAGGCCGAACGGCTGTTCGGCAAGGACATCGCGGCGAAGCTGAAATACTCCGAAGGTGAGGACGGCGAGGACGAGGGCGAACACCGCCAGTCCGCCGATCAGAACCTAGGCGGCAAGAAAACCACGCTGATTTACCAGATATGGGACAAGGACGGCGGGCGCGTCGTGCGCTGGTTGTCGCCGGGGTACGCTGACGGGCTGCTGAAAGTCGATCCCGACCCGCTGCAACTGACCGGGTTCTTCAACTGCCCGAAGCCCATGGCGTTTGTCGCCAAGTCGAGCGACCTGATCCCCGTGGCGATGTACAAGATTTATGAGAACCAGGCCGAAGAACTGAACCGTCTGACGCAGCGTATACGTGCTGTGGTCGGGGCGCTCCGGGCGCGTGGCATCTACGACTCGGAACTGGGCGGCGATCTCGACCGGCTGATGAAAGAGGGGGATGCGATCCTGATCCCCTCGGACAAAACCTCCTCGCTGGCCGCCGAGAAGGGCTTGCAGAACGCGATCTGGTTCATGCCGATCGACGTACTGACCAACACCCTGACGCAACTCTACCAGGCGCGCGAACAGTGCAAGCGGGTGATTTACGAGATTACCGGGATCTCCGACATCCTTCGCGGTTCCACGGTAGCCAGCGAGACGGCGACCGCGCAGAACATCAAGTCCCAATGGGGCACGATGCGCCTGAAGCGACTCCAGAAAGAAGTGCAGCGATATGCCCGTGACGTGCTGCGAATGATGTTGGAGATCGCCGGAACAAAGTTCAGCGAAGCGACATGGGCGGGCATGACCGGCCTGCCGTTCCTGACGGGCGAACAGCGCCAGCAGGCCGAGCAGATGGGCACGGCACTCCAGCAGGCGATGGCGCAGGGCGCACAGGTGCCGCCGGAAGCCCAGCAGCAGCTTCAGCAGGCGCTCGCCATGCCTGTGTGGCCGCAGGTACTCGAACTCCTCCAGAACGACATGCAGCGCGCCTACCGTATCGACATCGAAACGAACTCCACGGTCGAGCCGGAAGCGGTCGAAGACCAGAAGAACATCGCGGAACTGATGAACGCGCTGGCGCAGTACCTGAACGGCGTTGGGCCGCTGGTCGCCAAGGGCGTCATGCCGATGGAAGTCGCCCAGTCCATGCTGCTGGCGATCACTCGCCGGTTCCGGTTCGGTACGGACATCGAGGACTACATCAAGCAGATGAAAGCCCCGCCGCCGGAAGACGACGGGAAGGCGGCTGCCGCACAGGAAGCCCAGCAGAAACAGGCGGAAATGCAGGCGCAGTTGCAGCAGGCCCAGGCCGACCGCCAGCTTGAAGTGCAGAAGGTACAGGCTGAGGGCCAGATGCAGATGATGCAGATGCGTGCCGACTCGGAGCGAGAGAGTATGCGCCTGCAAGCCCAGCACGAGGCGGCCGTGGCGAAGCTCGAAGCACAGTACGCAATCGACCAGGCGAAGCTCTCCGCGCAGAAGCAGATCGAGCAGATGAAGGCGCAGATTCAGCGCGACACGGAACTGAAGAAGGCGGAAATTCAGCGCGATACGGAGCTACGTAAAGCCGAGATTCAGCAGGCCACGGAGTTACGGAAAGCGGAACTCCAGCGCGCGACCGAACTGGACAAGGCAGGTACAAGCGCAGCCGTGCAGATGAGCTGCGCTCAGATGGCGTCGGAATCGACGGAGCCGGCGAACGGCGATTGAAGGAGAACGATATGGCTAAGAAGAAACCACCGAAACGCTGCTGACGGAGACGGACATGCCAATTTACAGCTACCTCTGCCCGTGCGGCACGGAGTTTGACCGCTTCCTGAAGCTGGCCGAATATGACCAGCCCCAGACGTGCGCGTGCGGCAAGACCGCACCGAAGCTGTTTAAACCCGTGTCGATTCACGTCGATTTTCCGGCGTACCTGTCCCCGGCAAGCAACAAGTGGATCACCAGCCGGGCGGAACGTCGAGCCGACCTGAAGGCGACGAACTGCGTCGAGTGGGAACCGGGCGTGAATGAAGAACAGCAGAAACGGTTGGCGGCGGAAGATGCCGCGCTGGACAAGAAAGTCGAAGATCACGTCGAACGCGAGATACTGAGTATGCCGACGGTCAAGCGGGAACGCCTGGCCGCCGAAGTGGAGTCGCTTGACGTTGATGTCGTAAGGGTATAATTTATGTTGTAATACGCATGGTTGTTTGGCAGATGAGATCGGTCATTGGATAGTGTTTTGCGAAACCGTGGCCACGGAGCGTGTAAGCTACCTTAATCCCGAAGCTCTGCGTGGGTCATGGCCACAAACAAGCAACCAGCCGTATTATTACGTAAAGGAGCAGCGCATGGACGAAGCGATCGAATCGGCAGGGACGGAAACGGTAGATACCGGCGGCAGCGATATGGAGTCCACGTCGGACGACTTGGCGGCGAGTCTATTCCCGTCGAGCGGCAGCGATGACCCGGAACCGTCAGAGCCGACCGATCCCGAACCGACCGCCGATCCCGAACCGACGCCCGTAACTGCCCGTTCCGCTCCGAAAGCCTGGGCCGCCGACAAGCACGCCGTCTATGCGGGACTCCCGCCCGAAGCGCAGGACTACATCGACCAGCGCGAAAAGCAGATGATGGACGGGCTGAGTCAGTACCGCGAGAATAACGACTTCGGCAAGCAGATGCGGGACGCCGTGGCGCCCTATCAGGACTTGATTCAAGAAGCCGGCGTGGACGCCCCGCGCGCCGTCCAGGCCCTGCTGAACGCCCATAAACTGCTGGTGCGCTCGACCCCCGATCAGAAACACACGTACTTCATGCAACTTGCCAAGGACTACGGTATCGACGTGACCGGGCCGGCGCCCGCCGCCACCGACCCCGCCGTTCAGGAACTGCGCGACCGGCTGGATCGTACCGAGCAAGCACTCACCCAGCGTCAGTCCGCCGAACTAGAACAACGGCGCGCGGCGACGATGAAAGAAGTCAACGAATTCGCAGCAGACAAGGCACACGCCTATTTCGAGGACGTAGCGGACGACATCGTTACGCTCCTGAAAACCGGGCTGGACTTGCCGACCGCGTATGAAAAAGCCGTATGGGCCAACCCCATCACGCGCCAGAAGGAAATCGAGAGGATCAATGCTGAAGCCGATGCCGCTCGAACCAAGAAAGCGCAGGAGGAAGCCGCTGCGGCACGAGCAGCAACCGCAACAAATATCCGCAATCGGGACACCCGTAGAACTCCTACAGAGCCAAGGGCAACGATGAGGAACCTTGATGATGCACTCCGCGATTCCATGCGGGAAATCAACTCTCGTCACTGACAAATAGGAGCCTACCATGCCCTCCCCCAATAGTACCTTTACGGAACTGGTCACTTCGACCTTCCGCAAGGTTCGCAAGGATGTGAAAGACAACCTTTCGAACCGCAACGCCCTCTTGAAGCACATTTACAAGCGCGGTAATTACCGCAGCGAAGACGGCGGTCTGACCATCGTCACCCCGCTCGATTACGCTGCGAACGGCACGTACCAGCGTTATTCAGACTGGGATGCCCTTAATATCGCCGCGTCCGACGTGATTTCCGCCGCTGAGTACCAGTGGAAGCAGATCGCCATTAACATCGTGGCGTCCGGTCGTGAAAAACGTATCAACTCCGGCGAGTCGAAAATCTTCTCCCTGGCCAAGTCGAAGATGAAGAACGCGATCCGCACCTTCAACAACGGGTTTTCGTTCGACCTGTACTCGGACGGCACCGCAGCCAACCAGATTAACGGCCTGCAAGCGCTGGTTTCCGACCTCGGCACCGGCACCGTCGGCGGCATCAATTCGGCCACCTTCGGTTTCTGGCTGAATACCGTGTTCGACTGCTCAGATAACTCCGTGACCGCCAGCGCGACCACCATCGAAAATTCGATGTTGTTGCCGACTTGGCTGGCGATTGATCGCGGCCCGGACGACTGCCCCGACCTGATCGTGATGGACAACGTCTACTACCAGTTCTTCGAGGCTTCGCAGACTTCGATCAAGCGGTATATGGACGCGGAAAACGCAAACGCAGGTCTGGTGTCCCTGAAGTACAAGGGGGCCGACGTGTATTTCGACGGCAACTCTGGTATCCCGGCGGCCCATGCGTACCTGCTGAACACCAACTACTTCGACCTCGTTGTCCACAAGGATGCCGATCTGGAAGTAATTGACGGACAGCGTCCGATCAACCAGGACGGCGATGTCGTGCCGATTCTGTGGATGGGTAATCTCACCCTGTCGAACCGCAAGCTGCAAGCGGTTATCCACGCTTAGTCAAGGAGAATCAAAATGTACGCACCTTTAGATTTCACGGGCAACCAGCCGTTTAACGACTGGTTCGCTCCCGACACCACGCAGCGTCACCCGCTCGGCCTCCGCATTACTGCGGTTGACGAGTTCTGGGGTCGCGGCGATTTCATGTACATCAAGTCGAACGACGCTATCCTCAAGGGCAGTCTGGTCATCTGGGGCGGCGTGTCGGTTACGGCAGGAGCAGCCCCGACGCAGTACCTCGGAACGTTGCTCCCGAGTACCGCCGGTCAGGGGTTCCCGTTCGGCGTGGCCATGGCGCCCATGGCGTCCGGTACGTTTGGCTGGATCATGGTGTCCGGTACGGCGGTCTACAAGACCGGCGCGACCGTGGCAGCAGATGCGGCTATCGGTATCGGCGCGGCGGGTATCGCATCGACCAACTCGGCCGGCAAGCAACTGCTTGGCGTCCGTAACACGGTATCGGCACTTGGCACGAACACGGCGTATGCTAACCAGACCATCGGTTCGTCCGCACTGGTTTGCCCGGCAGGATACGCGGGGTTCTTCGTCGGCATGGCACTGACCGGCACCGCAGGTATTCCGGCGTCTTCGCTTGTCGCCAAGCTCGACCCGGACGGCAGGACGATTTACATGGGTTCGGCTATCGGCACCATCGACAAGCTGGCTACTGCTTCGGGTTTGATCACCTTGACTGGCACCTATACGGGCTACGGTCAAGGCCAGATCAACCATCCGTTCTCGCAGGGCGCGATCACGTAACGTAGTTGTCGTAGTTGTCGTAGTTGTGCGTCCGGCCCTCTCGGGGGCCGGACGTGGATTGAAACAAGGAGAGTCACATGGCTATCACCGGAGCAGCACTTCAGACCGCGCTCGGGCTTACCGAAACCGATGCCCGTGTCACGCAGGAACTCGGCATCGTCGGCACGTTTCAGGAATGGTATGTGGAAGGGAACGGAGACGCGCCAGGACGGGCAAAACTCATCCGCACCACCGCATCCGATAGCGCGGCCACCCAGGCCGCTGCCGTTATTACCGCACTGAAAGCGAACTGATGAGCCTGGAAGATATTTCAGACCGCAAGGAACGCCCGTCTTACGTCCAGTTCGAGACGCGGGTCGCGGAGAATAAAGCCGCCAGCGCCGAACAGGGGAGGTACGTCGCCCGCGAGTTCGATGTGGCGATCGTCACCCCGCCGTACAGTAAAGACTGCGTGGAATTCAAGGTCGAGCAATGGCTATCGAACATCGAACGGAACGTCCGCGACGGCCGCATACCGGAAGAATGGGCAAAGCACTGGAAAGAGTCCTACAAACGCTGGAAGGACGGGCAGGAACTCCCGCTGAACGGCACGCCGATCAAGGGGTGGGGCGTAATCTCCCCGTCGCAGCAGGCGAGCCTGATCCATCTGAACTGCAAGACGGTCGAAGACCTCGCCGCGATGAACGAGGGGGGGATGCGCCGGGTCGGTATGGGTGCGCTCGACCTCCGCACCAAAGCGCAAGCGTGGCTCAAGTCCATGGCCGACCACGGCGGTTCGACCATCAAGATCGCCGCGCTCGAACAGGAAAACGGCGTTCTCCGCACATCGGTCGAATCGTTGGAGAAGAAAGTGGCCGAGTTGGCCGCGCGTGTGGCGTCTGAGGCAGTGGATGCCGCGCCGATCTCCTACGACAACGTGCATGAGATCACGTCGTCCGATCTGCTGGCGGACGACAAGCCCGCCGCCCGCAAGCACCGTAAGGCCGTAGCATGAGCATGTTATCCATAGTCCAGGCGTTCTGTGCCCGGAACCACATTCCGGTGCCGGCGACTGTCATGGGATCGACCGACGCGCAGGTCGTCAATCTCCGCGCACTGCTGGAGGAGGAAGGCGACGACCTGTCCGCCCGTCACCAGTGGCAGGGGATTACGTTCGAGTCTACGCTCATATCCACGGCTGCCGAAGACCAAGGCGCAATGAGTACGCTCGCCTCGAACGGCTTCAGTTACATCAGCAACGGGACGATCTGGGATCGAACGCTACAGCGGAAGATACTTGGCCCGCTGAGCGCCCAGGAGTGGCAGACCGCTAAAGCCATGGTGCCGACCGGCCCAGACTACCGTTTCCGTATTCGCGGCGACCGACTGCTGATTACCCCCGTCCCCGCCGCCGGCAGCACATGGGCGTTCGAATACATCTCGTCCAACTGGATACTCGGCGCGGACGGCGTAACGTACAAGAACCGCTTCACGCTCGACACGGACACGCTGCTACTGCCCGAGAACCTGCTGACCTCTGGTCTCAAATGGCGTTGGCGGAAGGACACCGGGCTGGAATACGCCGAAGATTTCCGCACGTATGAAATGCAGGTCAAGGACGCCATGGGGCGCGACGGCGGACGTAAGGTACTCGATATGAGCGGCGACCGAGGCGACATGATGCCCGGCGTGTTCGTTCCGCAGGGCAGTTGGGCCGTACCGTGATCCCCCGACTGGTGCCGTAATGCGGACGCCCCTACGCCTGAAGACCAAGCGGCAAGGGCAGGTATCGGGCGCGATGACCTACCCCGCCCCGGTAAAGGGCTGGAACGCTAGTACGTCGCTGGCGGGCATGAAACCGGACGAAGCGATTCAACTAGAAAATTGGTTCCCGACGCCGACGTACTGCCAGATTCGCGGCGGCTACGCTTCGCACGCTACGGCGATGGCCGGCAACGGCAAAACCCTGCTGGTGTACAACAGGCAGAACGGCTCGAACGAGATGTTCTGCATGACCGGATCGGGCACGTACAACGTGTCGTCCGCCGGCGCGGTCGGTGCCTCCGTCGCCGCCCGAACGGAAGGACGCCACCGTTGGACGATATTCGGGGACGCGACGAGTACCTGGCTGATCGCCTGCAACAGCACGGACAAGCCGCTGTACTACGACGGGGCGACCTGGACGGCGGTTGACGGAGCGAGTACCCCCGCATTGACTGGCCTGACCACGACGAAGATTCGCAGCCCCCACGTATTCAAGGGCAGGCTGCTGTTCATCGAGAAAGACTCCCTTTCGTTCTGGTATCTGGCGGCCGCTGCCGCCGGTGGCGCACTGACCGAATTTCCGCTGGACGGCGAGGCGACACGCGGCGGGTATCTCCTGTCGTTCGCCACCTGGACGCGGGATGGCGGGGCCGGCATGGACGACCTGGCCGTATTCCTCACGTCGCAGGGGGAAGTGCTGGTCTACCAGGGCACCAACCCGTCCGACGCGACCAAGTGGGCGAAGGTAGGTACGTTCTACATCGGCAAGCCGCTGGGCGACGGCATAATGACCGACTACGGCGGCGACCTCGTGGTCATCACGGAGAACGGGGCGTTCCTCCTGTCGTCCGCGCTCGAATCGGCAACGCTCGACTCCAAGTTCGCCCTGTCCGCGAAGATTGAGAACGCTTTTACGTCTGCCGCACGTACCTATGGCGCCGTACCGGGCTGGAAGGCGCACGTTTATCCGGCGCAGACCGCACTGATCGTGAATATCCCGAGAGTCGCAGACAGCACGCACGATCAGTACGTCATGAACACCATCACAAAAGCGTGGTGTGAGTTTACAGGCTGGCCGGCTGAAGATTTCGCCGTGTTCAATGGCGAACTGTACTTTTGCAGTGCGACTGTCGTCTATAAAGCCTGGTCGGGAACGTCGGACAACGGCAGTGCGATTGTGGCCGCAGCGAAAACAGCGTTCTCTCATTTCAATTCGCCGGGACGTAACAAACAGTTCAAGATGATGCGACCGGTCATGGCGGCGAACGGATCGTTCTCGTTCCTCACCGACATCGATGTGGATTTCAAGGACGACGAGATCAACGGAAACGCCTCGTATACGGTGCCCTCCTCGTCGGTATGGGACGCGGCAACGTGGGACGCGTCCCTGTGGTCGGCGGACTTCCAAGTGCTTAAAGAATGGTCGTCCCCCACGGAATGGACGGGCGTCTGGGCGGCGGGCAAGGTGAAGGTTCAAACATCCAGTCTGACAATCCAGTGGATGTCCACGGACTACATCTACGAGGTCGGCGGGATATTCGGATGATCGTGGTCGGGCCGCGTGTTGTCGTATGGGTCGGCAGTATGACCGGCCACGAGTACCCCGGAAACGCCACGGCGATCGGCTACGAACGGAACGGCCAGATCGTCCAGGGCGTTGTTTTTACTGATTACTCCGGCGCGAACATTCAGGGGCATATCGCATGTGCGCCAGGGCGTTCGTTCTTTCCGACATTTATTGCGGCGATCATGGACTACCCGTTCGTTCAGTTGGGATGCCGTCGCGTCACGATATTTGTGGCTGGCAGGAACGTCCGGTCCCGTTCGCTGGTCCTTCGCCTCGGGGCGGTACAGGAGGGCGTGCTGGCGGACGCCCTTGACGACGACGATTTAATCGTTTATGGTTTGCTTCGACGTAACGCGCAACACTGGCTGACAGCCCGATTCTCCGATAAATTAAAGCAGTACAGGAGTTAGGCATGGGTAAGTCATCCAAAGCGCCCCCCGCACCAGACTACGCGGGCGCGGCAGTCGCACAAGGCGCGGCGAACAAAGAAGCAGCGATCTCCAGTAGCCTCCTCAATAACCCCAATGTGGTAAATCCCTACGGCACGCAGACGTGGACGGGAGGCGAGGGCGGCGGGCGACCAACGCTTACGCAGAAGCTCAGCCCGTCACAACTGGCCCTATACGATCAGGAAGTCCGAACGCAGGGTCTGCTGGGCGGCCTGGGTGAAACAGGAGCGACCGCCCTGAAGGGCGTGGTCGGCAAGGCGCTGGATTTCTCCGGGGCACCGGCGGCACCGTCCGCAGGAGGCGCACGGCAGGACGCTTACGATGCGATCATGTCGCGGGTTAATGAAGATACCACGTCCGCCAAGGACAAACAGAACTCCACACTAATTGCTGCTGGTATCCGACCCGGCACGAAAGCATATCAGGACGCTATGTTCGCCATTGACCGCGGGGCGAACGACGCCCGGCAGCAGGCGATCACAGCGGCCGGCGCGGAAGGGCAGCGCGACTTCAACATGGGCACCCAGTCTCGCAAGGACTCCATCGCGGAGATACTGGCGCAGCGTCAGACGCCGCTGAACGAGATTAACGCCCTGATGTCCGGGTCGCAGGTATCGAACCCGTTTGCCATGCCCGGCGCCTCGCAGAACTCGAATGTCCAGCCGGCGCCGATGTACAACGCCGCCATACAGCAGGGGCAGTACAACACGGACGCTTACAACTCTCAGGTGGCAGGTAAAAACTCCATGATGAGCGGGCTATTCAGTTTAGGTGCCGCCGGCCTGAAAGCCTGGTCAGATGCCCGCCTGAAGTCCAGGATTCGCCGGATCGGGACGCACCCGATAGGCGTCGGTATCTACAAATACGAGGTATTTGGCGAACCAGACATCGGCGTCATGGCGCAGGAACTCCTGACGGTTAAGCCTGAAGCGGTCAGTATCCATCCGAGCGGGTTCTACCAAGTCGATTACGGGAGACTGTAATGCCTAGGTACGCATCCCCCGATTACGATCCGATGATGGATGAACTACCGCCAGAACTGGTCGCGCAGTACAAAGCCGAGCAACGGAAGCAACGGATCGCTCAGGTCATGTCCGACCGGGCCCTCCAGCCGCTGCAAGCCCCGGAAGTTAAAGGCAGGTTTCAAGGCGCGATCAGCCCCGTCGCCGGGCTGGCACAACTCGCCCAAGCGTATATGTCAAGCAAGATGGCCGACAATGCCGACAAGGGTATTGCGGACATTGGACGGCAGAATGCCGAGGGCAAGAATGCCGCCATGGCGAAGATGACGCAAGCGATGATGGGGCGCCCGGACGAGGTAATGCCTGCTGGCGTGTCCGGCCCTCCGCAACCGGGATCGCCGGGGGGTTCGGACGCCGCTATACAGGCGGGGCTGTCCTCGCCGTACACGCAGAAGATGGCGCAGGCGATACTTACGCAAAAACTCGCGCAGGATGCAAAGCACGATCAGGTCGTCGTGCCCGCAGGCGCGACTCTGTGGCGGAACGGGCAGGCTGCGTACACCGCGCCGGAGAAAACGCAGTACGAAAGCATGTCGAACGAGGAGAAGCTGGTTCGTTCCACGCTTCTGTCGAAAGGACTTCAGGAAGGTACGCCCGAGTGGAATGCCGCCGCCGCGCCGCTGTTCAATAAGCTGATGGATAAACGGACGTTTATTAACATGCCCGCCGCGCCGAATCCCGCGCCGATCAGAGTAGATGATGGCGACGGGAACGTATCCCTTTACGACCACAAGGGGAATCTTATAAAAGACCTCGGCGCGGTTGGAAAAATCTCCAAGGAGGGGTCCCTCGGACTTACCGGAGGTCGTGAGAGCGTGCAGAATCAGCGGGTTATGCTCGCCGCCAACCAAGTAGCGAAGGATGCGGAGAATATTGCCCGAATGCCCCTCAGCGCAGATCGAGGTATCTTCGGCGGGAGGAAGCAGGAGGGTAGCCTCCTTGCGGCGGGGAAGGAAACGCTGGCCACGGAAATGACGACGCAGGACGTACAGTCGTATAACGTGAAAGTCGCGGGCATCCAGCGGAACCTGGCGGCTATCGAAGCAGCGGGCCTTATGCCTTCCGGCGCGCTGACGCACCAGATGGACGCTGTTATAGCCAAGTCGGGCGATACGAATTTCACGAAGATGCAGAAGCTAGCGCAGATACGGCAGATCGCGGAAGCGGGGCTGGAAACCTTGGCATCGAACCCCCGTATTTCGGCAGAGCAGAAAGACCACATGGGGAAGGTACTCAAGTCCCTGACGACGGCGGTGCCTTTCTCGCATGAGCAACTCGACTCCCTGTCCGCAGCGCAGCGCACCAACCCCAACGCGACCCTCGCATCCGTAAAGAAAGCCCTTGAAGCAAAAGCGCCGGCAACGCCCGCTCCGCAGGGGGTCGATCCTAAAGTATGGAACGCGATGACTCCCGAGGAAAAGAAATTGTGGCAGAACTAACGCTAGATCAGAAGCGGGCAGTAGCAATGGCGAGCGCCAGGGCCAGGCTCGCGGAAGATACCGCGTCGACGCCAGCAACGCCGGAGGACACGTCGGAACCGTCAGTACCGTCCCGCGCTTTAAGTTGGGTCGCAGAAGGGCCGGGAGCGATTGTCGAACCGATCTTAAAAATGGGAACGGGGCTGCTGGCGAAACCCGCCGGGGACATCGCCGGACTAGCCAAAGGCAGCTACGACGGCGTGCGACGGCTGTTCGGTGCCGGCCAGCAGGGGCCGAACGCCGAGGAAACGCAGCAAGCCGTCCAGAGTGCGATTCAGTACGAGCCGAGAACGCAGGCCGGCGCGTCGAAATGGAACCCGCTGAACGCCGTACCGGCGGGGATCGGAGCGGGGGTCGGTTGGCTCGGAAATAAGGCAGCTGATCTCGTTGGGCCTGAGAATATCGACCCGAACGCGGACTTTTTCTCATGGAACAACGCGCAACGTATGACCGCTGACGGGGTACGCGAGGCGATCCCGCAGGCTATCGGACTGCTTGGTGTGGCTAAAGGGCCGGGCGTGGTCGATTCGGTCGGGCAGGCCGCGAAGCTCGGGGCGCAGAGTACGATGGTGAACGCGCTGAAAGCCACCCCGACTCAAATCGCCTCCGGGGAGGCGGCTATCGCGGCGGAAGAACTGCTGGCACGCGGGTTAAACCCGAACCCGGCAGGAGTCTCCGGTTTTGTGGAGGCGGGGAAGAGGTTGGGGGAGCAAGTATCGAAAGCTCTTGAGGGGTCGACGGCGACTACGCAAGTCGCGCCCATTGCGGAAACCCTTCAGGCCGTGCGGGGCCGTTACCGTTACCGCCCGAACCTCCCGCAGAATACGGCCGCCATAGACGCCGTAGGTCAGCAGCTTATGGAACATCCCGACGTTGTTGCGCTGGGAGGGGAAATCCCGATTCAAATCGCCCAAAACTTTAAGCAGGGGTTCCAGTGGGGCGCACGGGACGCCTACGGAAAAGAGTCCACGGCTGCGGTAGAGGCCCAAAAGCAACTAGGGTACGGGTTCCGAAAAGCCATTGAGGCGGAGCACCCGGAAGTCGCCCCGCTAAATGCCGAACAATCGCGCATTATGAAGGCGCTTGAAGTAATCGAGCGGCGTTCGAACCTGGATCAAAACGGACCGCTGATACCGCATCTGCCGGCCATTGGCGGCTCAGAGTATATGGCGGCGGCGATTATAAATAAGTACCCTTGGATCAAGGCGAACTTGGCACACGGGCTGAATAGAGTTGGAAACCTCTTGTCCCGGTCCCCGGAAGCGACGCCCGTACTTGACACTCCCCTGCCGTTCGTTCGGGAAAACGTGCCAGCGCCTGCCCCGAACCGTCCGCTCGGTATCGCACCGGAAGCCGAGGGTCTCGACATATCCTCGTTCCTGAAGGACTTCCGCGCACAGAAAGCACTAGACGCCGCCCAGCCGGAAACGCTGATCGCCCGAGAGCAGGCGGCAAATACGGCACGGCAGACGGCAGCGGAGCGTGTGGCCGAGGCCGCCAGCGCCGCAGAACGGCAGCCGGCCAGCGGAGGTATGCCCTATGCGCTCGACCCGACTACAGGCCGACTGCGTGCGGCGGATGCGGGGCTGCGCGGGGCGACCCCCGACACGATGATGAACACCGGGAACGCCCTGGCTTCCGCAGCAGAGAAAATATCGAAGGGGCGGTCGTTCGCGCTGACCGCCGAAGAACGGGCGGCATGGAACGCGGTCAAGGCGGACATAGGTAAAGCGCCCCCGGAACTTCGCGGGGAGTCCGTGCCGGCGGCCGGTCCTAGAACCAGAGCGGCTATCGCAGCAACATTACAGGAAGCGAGGTAACACTATGTCACTTAACGGCTCCGGCGTATTCGTCGTTAATTCATCAGGGCAGCCCGTCGTAGCGGCTACCCTGATCTCCGCGTCCGTATTCAACGCTTTCGCTCAGGACGTGGCTAACGCCCTATCGACCGCGCTTTACAAGGACGGTCAGCGGGTGAACGCGTCGAATCAGAATATGGGGGGCTTCAAGCTGACCAGTCTGGGCGCCGGGGCGACGGCAGGAGACTCGCTACGGTACGAACAACTGTTCAGCGGGTTTAACCTGACCGGCGGGGCGAACGGGGCGCTGACTACGGTGGCGTCAGCGGCAACGCCAGACATTTTCGCCATAACGGTCGGTAATCTGATCGACTACACCGGGACGACGATCTGCACGGGGTTCGTGGCGGCACCGCAGGCCGGGGCGGAACGTACCCTGGTGTGCGCGGCAGCGGCAGTATTCACTGCCGGGGCGAACATGCTAATCGACGGCGTGGCGAGCGGGGCGAAACTCACTTGCGCGGCGGGCGATAAGGTACTCGTTCGAGCGGTATCGACCACTCAGTTCCGGCTGACCGTGCAGCGGTACAGCGGACTGGCACCGGATCCGGGCGCACCGATCAATAGCCAGAGCGCGGCGTACACGACGCTCATCGGGGACGCGGGCAAGACGATCCTGCACCCGACGGCGGACAACAATCCGCGAACCTTCACGATCGACTCGAACGCGAACGTGCCGTACCCGGTCGGTACCTGCCTGACGTTCGTGAATCAGATCAACACGGTCACAATCGCGATTACCGCCGATACGCTGACGCTGGCGGGGGTCGGCACGACGGGCAGCCGAACGCTGGCAGCGAACGGCATGGCGACCGCGCTGAAGGTCACATCGACACTCTGGTTCATCAGCGGGGCGGGCCTGTCATGAGTGCTGTTCAGCAGCTTATGCTTGGCGGCGGGCTGAACGGCAAGACGCTGATGCAGGTACTGACCGACGCCACGCTGACGACGAACCTGAAGCTGTGCCTGGATGCTGGTGATGCGGCGAGTTACGATCCGAGCGTGCAGACGGACAAGTGGCTCGACCGTTCGGGCGGAGGGTACGATTTCTTCCGTGGCGCAGGGACAGGCGTCGATGCGGCAGACCCGACGTTTACGGGATCGGCTAGTAGTTTGCAGTCCTATTGGCAGTATGACGCCAACGGCTATTTTACCTACGACACGACCAACGAAGCGTGGATGCAGACGTTGCATAAGAACGCGGCGATCTTTACCATCGTCATATTCTATTACTCGCCGTCGGGTGCCGGGGTATACACGCACCTTAACGACGCGGCGGGAGCAACGGGGATTTCTTTTAAGCACGACGAGGGGCACACGACGCTAACGATATACAACGCCGGAGCCGCTCAAAACTTTACCGGCGATTCCACAATACCCGATAACGCATACCACATGACCGCGGTTTCAATAACCGAGAATGGTGGCGCGGCTGGGGGGCTTCTATACCTGGACGGGGGGTATGACCCAATAAGTGCGGCAAATACGTGGAATCCGAACTACACGTCTCCTTCAGTAGCCAGCGCGTCCGCCACCTTGAAACTTGGGGCGGTAAACCCCGGAGCGCCCTGGCGACTAGCCGCCCTCGCGGTCTGGCAAGGAACCGCCCTGACCAAAGCAAACATGGACACAATCTGGGCGGCCATGCGCGGCCGGTTTGGTATTTGA